CATTCAATATGGGACGATTTGCCGGAAGAAGCGCGGTATGAATTGCGGAGCATATACCGAAAAACAAAGCACGATGCTTATGAAAAATGGATGGAAATGGGCGGAAGCCGTTCCGGAAAGTCGCAGGCGGATGTATTCGGCAAAGAATTGTCGAGATATTCAATTGAAAACGAGCAGGAATTCTTTAGCGAAGCATTTTCGCAGATTATGTCCGGCAGAATGCGCCCGGTTTCAAGACAAGTAAATGAAGTATTGAATAAATACTATAAAAAATAAGCACTTATTCGGAAATCCCGAACGGGTGCTTTTCTTATACCCATTTTTAGGAGGTAACATGAAAATAAACATCTTAGGAACAGAATATGAAATCCTCATCCAGAATGTTTCCGAGAACGAAAAACTTGAGGAATGTGATGGTTTATGCGAACATTACTCGAAAAAAATCGTAGTAAGTGACTTTGAAGAAGCAGAGAAGGACAAGATGTGTGTGGAGAATCTGGATGAATACAGAAAGAAAGTTCTCCGACATGAAATCGTTCACGCATTCTTCGGAGAATCTGGACTGAGGGGAAATTCTTCATATGCAGAGGATGAGGAACTGGTGGACTGGATTGCTATCCAGGCACCGAAATTATTTAAGGCATTCAAGGAGGCAGAGTGCTTATGATCCGTGTTGAAGTGAGGAGTGACCATGTTCATGTAATAGGACATGCAGGATATGCTCCACCGGGACAGGATATTGTGTGTGCAGCAGTATCCACATTGGTTCAGACATTAGCCTGGTCAATCAAAGATCTGACCGAAGATACAATTGAATACGAAGTATCGTCCGAAGGGACTAAGATACAATATGAGAATCTATCAGAGAGATCAAAACTTCTGGTGGATTCTTTTTTTATCGGCATATTGGAAATCGCAAGAGAATATCCGAAACATGTCGAAATCGTTTAGGAAAAGGGGGTAGAGAAATGAAAAGAATGGATATCAAAAGAGTTCTTAATCTTCAGATGTTCGCTGGTGACGGAGACGGACCTGGCGGTGATGGAGGTGGAGCTGGTGGTGGCGAAGGAGGAACTGGCAATCAGACAATTTCCTTCGACGATTTCCTGAAGCAGGAAGGAAATCTCGCTGAATTCAATAAACGTGTTCAGACAGAGATTAAAAATGCACAGGAAAAATGGAAAGCATTAGCCGATGACAAACTGAGTGAAGCAGAAAAACTTGCAAAAATGACTCAGGAAGAAAAAGACGAATACCTGCGTCAGAAAGAACGTAGGGAATTCGAAAAAGAGAAGGCAGATTTTGAAAAGGAGAAACTCCTTGTTGAAGTCAAGAAAGAACTTCAGACACAGTCTCTTCCATTAGAATTTGCCGATTCACTTGTAAGCATCGGAGATGCAGGAAAAATCAAGAGCGCAATCACCGGAATAAAGAAAGCTTGGGATGCGCAGATCACCGAAGCCATTAAGGCAAAAGCGAGACAGAGCACACCAAGAGAAGGCGGCGCATCTGCTGGCAGAAACAGCCAGTTATCTGATATAAGACAGATGGCAAAAGAAACAAGAATCATTAAAAATTAGGAGGTAAAAAAGAAATGAAAAGAAAAATCAATTTACAGATGTTCGCACAGACATTCAATCCAGACAATGTGACAATGTATGAAGCGAAAGATGGAACAATCCCAGAAAAGTATGAAAAACTTACTTTAAAGGAAATCATGGAAAACAGTAAGGTAATGCAGCTTGCGAAGTATGAAGACATGGATGGAAAAGAAAAAACATTCGAATACTTTGCTAAAGGTCCAGGAGCTTACTGGGTAGGTGAAGGTGAAAAGATCCAGACATCTAAAGCACAGTGGTTAAAGGTGAAGATGGTAGCTAAGAAGCTTGGTGTTATCATCCCATGTTCAAGAGAATATCTCCACTACAAAATGTCAGACTTCTTCGAAGCGATGAAACCAAAGATTGCTGAAGCATTTTACAAAAAGTTCGATGCAGCAGCAATCTTAAACGTAGAAAATCCATTCCCACAGTCAGTGGAAGAATCTATCGAGGAAACAGAAAACTTTGTAGAAGGCGATATCACTTACGACAATGTGCTTGCAATCGAAGATATGCTCAATGATGAGGACTTCGATGTGAATGCATTTATTTCTACAAAGAAGAACAGAAGCACATTAAGAGGTGCAAATAAGATTGAGAATGGAGTTATCGTAGAATCTATCTATGACAGAAGTAACAACACAATCGATGGATTCCCAGTTGCAGATCTTAAGGATCTTGAAAAAGGACACCTTTATGCCGGCGACTTCGATTATATGTACTATGGTATCCCATATGGAATGTCTTATAAGATTGATGAATCAGCACAGCTTTCAACAATCACAAACGAAGATGGATCTCCAGTGAACTTATTCGAACAGGAATTAGTTGCACTCAGAGTAACAATGGATGTAGGTTTCATGATCGTAAAAGATGGGGCATTCGCAAAAATTAAACCTGGATTAGGTGCGTAGGAGGTAGAAATATATGTATAGAGTAATCGAATTATTCCATGACCTGCAGGACAAGAACCATTGCTATAAGCCAGGTGATGAATATCCTCGCAAAGGAATCAAAGTGACAAAGAAACGTATTGCAGAGCTTTCCGGAAAAAACAATAAACGCGGAATTCCTCTTATTGAAGAAGTCCCAGAAGAGGAAAACGTAGAAGCAGTCGAAGGAACAGAAGAGGATGTATCTCAGGAAGAATAGCAGGTGATATAAATGCTTGAAAACTTGAAAGAAATGTTGGATATCGCTCCAGAGGATTTCAGCATGGATAACAAATTAAAAATCATTATTTCAAGTGTAACAGCGAGACTCAAGGCACTTCTCGGAGGTATTGAACCTCCGGAAGAGATGCAGCATATTGTCCTAGAAGTATCAATCATTCGATTCAATCGTATCGGCTCAGAAGGAATGTCCAGCCATTCGGTAGAAGGTGAAAGCACCAATTATGAAAGCAATGATTTTGCAGGATTTATGGATGAAATCAATGCATATTTGGATGCCAGAAAAACGAATACACGAAGAGGGGGCTTTAAGTTCCTATGAGATATGATACAGAGATTTGTTTTCAAAAGATTATCAAGGCTGGTGAGTACGATACTTCTACTGGTAACTATGAGCAGGATGAAATCAAGGAATATTCAAAACATGCAGATGTTACGGATTCCGGAACAGAGATGATGAATATCGTGTATGGGTGTGTGAAGAAAGGAAGCAAGACAATCCGACTGCAGACACACTACAATGACAGATTTGATTATATCCGTATTGGGTCTAAAAGGTATCATGTGGACTACGAAAGAAGGCTAAGAGTGAAGCATATCTTTGTGGTGAGTGAGGTGAGTTAATGGCAAAGCTCAAAGTAACAGGATTGGACGCACTGGAGAAGAAGTTGAAATCCAATATTACGATGAACGATGTTAAACGTGTTGTAAGGCATCATGGTTCTAAATTACAGGAAACCATGATGAGGAAGGCTGATTTCAAAAAAGGATATCAGACAGGAGCAACGCATGACAGTATTCGCCTCGAACTTACTGAAGGTGGGTTCACAGCTGAAGTAGGACCAACCACAGAGTATTCGATGTACTTGGAATATGGTACCCGATTCATGGATGCACAGCCATTCGTTAAGCCGGCATTGGAAGAACAGGAGCCAAAATTTAAAAGAGATATGAAGAAGCTTGTGAGGTGATAATATGGATCCACAGCAGGAACTCTTCACAGAGTTATTAGTACAAATAAAAGCTAAAGGCAAAGAAAAAGGATATGAGGTTTACGACGATGGACTGCCACCGGACGGAACCCCGTATCCTTTTGTTTATATTGCAGATTTTCGGCAGAGAGACACCGATACAAAGACACAGGTGATCGGGAGCGTCTATCCTACGATTCACGTATGGCACGGATGTGCAAAACAGCGAGGGACAGTGTCAAGTATACTGATGGATATCAAAGGAATCTGCCGTAACATCAGACGCACAAACAGTTATGGGTGGTTGGTGCGGAATATTGAACAGAACATCATAAACGACAATTCAACAAAAAGAACATTACTTCATGGTATTTTAACTATGGAGTTTAAATTTAGTTAGGAGGCAGAATATGAGAAGAATTAACCTTCAGCTCCACGCAGAAGCTGTCCAGGGTAAAAGAGTAGTATATCTGTACAGACTCTTGAAAAATGCAGCCACAGCAAGTGGAACAGCACTTGCGTTCGTAACAGAAAATGGACGAACAAAGAGTAAGGATGCGGATTCAACGGCTACAAAAGACGGCAATGTGCGTACACCTGGAGCAACAGAAGAGGAAATTACAACAACATCACTTCTTACCAAAGGTGATGTAACAGTAGATGAGCTGGAAAATGCGATGGATAATGATGAAATCGTTGAAATCTGGGAAGTAAACCTGGAAGAACCAGCAGAAGTAGGACAGAATAAATTCAAAGGAAGATATTTCCAGGGATATATCACAGAGTTTGAATTGAATTCGACTGCAGAGGATCATGCAGAAGTTTCTCTTACATTTGGAATCAACGGCACAGGAAAACCAGGTAATGTAACTGTAACAGAAGAACAGCAGAAGATCGCTGATTATGTGTTTACAGATACACAGCCGACAGGGGCGTAACAGCCCCTATTTTTTATGGAGGTAAATAAATGTTTGAATTAACAATTGATTCGCAGGTATATGGCTTTAAGTTCGGCATTGGTTTTATGCGGGAGATGAACAAGAGGCAGAAGAAAACAGAAAATGGAATCACAAAGGAAATCGGTCTGCAGTTGGGAATCGCAGGAATCATTGATGGAGATATCGAAGACTTGATTGACATTCTTGATATTTCAAACAAGACAGAAACTCCTCGACTCACAAGAAAACAGATTGAAGAGTATATCGAAAACGAAGATACAGATATTGACAAACTCTTTGATGAGGTGCTCGATTTTTTATCCAAAGCGAATGTTACGAAGAAACTCACAAAACAGCTCATCAAAATGGTGGAAGAGGAAAGAGCGAAAGCGGAACAGAATTAAATTTTGACAGCACATATCGGGAAATAGCTTTGAATTGTTTCCGTTATTTGAATTATAAAACATTGGCGGATGTGGACCGTTTGACATTACCAGAATATAAGCTGTTGATGGATGCGGTACGATTGCAACAGATAGACAGAAGTTACTGGACGCATTTACTTGCATGGCTTACATTCGCAGCAAAAGCGGAGAAGAGAGCAGGAAAAGGAAAAACACGGCCTGTCTATAATAAGTTCAATAAGTTTTTTGATTATGAAAAAGAACTTTCAAAAGTGAAGAAGACTAATAAAAGCAGATTTCCTGGTATTAGTAAGATATTGAAAAAAGGAGAGTGAGAACATGGCGGAAAGTATGAGCGTTAAAGCTATGCTATCAGCACATGACAAGGGATTTGTATCTACTCTCAAAGGTGCTTTAGGCGCGACAAAAAGTTTAAAAGATGAAATAAAAAGCGGATTTGCATTCGGAATTCTAACTGGAGCTGGGCAGCAGGCTTTTAGCATGTTGACAAACGGAGCTAAAGATCTCGTTGGAGAAATCAATCAGTCTAGTAAAGCATGGCAGACGTTCGATGGTAATATGAAGCAATTCGGAAAGAATAGTAAAAAGATTAAAAAAGTAAAAAAAGAATTACAAAGTTATGCAGAGACAACTGTTTACAGTTCTTCAGATATGGCTTCTACTTACGCACAGCTTGAAGCAGTCGGTGTTGGAAGTATGAAAAAACTCAAAAAAGGGACAAATGGACTGGTAAAAGGATTTGGAGGACTCGCAGCAGCGGCAGAAGACCCACAGCAAGCGATGAAATCATTGTCACAGCAAGCAACACAGATGGCTGCAAAACCTAAAGTTGCATGGGAAGATTTCAAAATCATGCTTGAACAGTCACCGGCAGGTATGGCGGCAGTAGCAGATGCAATGGGACTTAGTACGGACAAACTTATTTCCAAAATACAAGAAGGCGAAGTGAAAACGGAGGATTTCTTTGCTGCAATTGATAAGGCTGGGAATAGTGAGGGATTTCAGAAGATGGCTACGGAAGCAAAGACAATCGATCAAGCAATTGACGGAGCGAAAGAAGCGCTTGGAAATAAATTGCTTCCAGCCTTTGGTGTAGTTTCTAAGCATGGCATAGAGACCATTGATGGAATAGCATCTAAAATAGGAGAAATAGATGGAGAAAAGCTTGCGACGAAAATTACAGCAGGAATTGAAGCGGCACAACCATACTGGGAATCATTTAAAGATGTGCTGGTAGAGGTTGGCGGTGTAGTAAAAAGTGTCGGCTCGTTTTTGAATGAGCATTCAGATACAATTGCAAAATGTGTGCCAATAGTATTAAAGCTTGCAGTAGCATATAAAGGTTTTCGTATCATTCGAAGCGTGATTCCGGGAGTGTCGAAATTTACAGGGGCAATCTCTTCGCTTGCTGGCAAAGGGATTTCTGGAATTGCAACAAAGCTTTTTGGCATATCTGCAGGGGAAAAAGAAGTAGGTACAGTAAGTCAAACAAGTGCAGGACAGACGTTGGCAGCAGCCAAATCTTTTATGATGATGGGCACAGCCGTGTTAATGGTTAGTGCAGGATTTGCATTATTGGCGTATGCGGCAGTATCGGTAGCGAATGCTGGTGGACCTGCTATTGCAGTCTTATTTGGTTTGATTGGTGCGGTAGCATTACTTGGTGTGGGAATGTCGATAATGTTAAAAACGCTTGCACCGATGTCTGGACAGCTAATGTCAGTTGCCACGGCGATGCTGACAATGGGTGCAGCAGTTCTTGTGGTGGCTGCAGGATTTACACTGTTAGCATTTGCAGCAATTAGTCTTGCGAA